GTATGTCCATGAGATGAACGATCCGTTCCGAGTCGGCTTACTTGCGACCTGAATGTATCAGGTTGAACGATTGTGTTAATAATAACACATTTTAATTATTTAGTCAAGTTAATATGTAATTTTGTTACATCGACCTGACAGGGCAAAAAATACCTGGAGATTTTTTTGCCCGATATTTGGAATCACTTTCGCTTTTTCCTTTGGGGTGCTTGCTTAGATCTATACCCCCACATCTTTGGACTAATATTACCATGCCCATACTGTATGTCCTTTAGACCTTTCTTGAACTTATCATAGTACATATCAAATATATGTGTCTTAGTTCCTCTAGTTAAATCATATTTAACTTGATCATCTAAAACATAAGTAACTATAAAGGCATCAGTAGGAACATCAACCACAGAAACATCCTGAAGAGATCCATTCTCAACTATCATTTCACAACCATAAACAGATTTAATATTACCTGCTTCTTCTGTTGTCCAAAGAGATACTTTCTTCTCTGGTTTTTTTAACTCTGCTGTTTCACTCATGTTGATCTGTTTACCCCCCAATTAATCTGTGGAAATGCTTCTGCAACAACTTCCTGTGTGATCTTATACTTCTCACCTAACTTCTTATCTTTAACTAAAATAAGAATCTCTGCCTCTAATGGATGTAATCCTTCAAGAATGTTTATAAACATAGTCTCTCTACGAAGACTACTTAAAGAACTATTACCACCTTTGATAAAATTATAAAACATCTTATATTCTTTACGAATCGTTGTTCTACCTTGATCCTGTGAACCCAATGAATTAGATCCCATCTCATTCATTTTACCAACAGCATCATTTATCTTATCTGATAATGTTCCTGTTGATAGTTCATCAGTTTTAGTATTACCATAAGGTACTTCACCAGGAGGTAACTGAGATATTACATTCTCATCAAAATTCCAAATAAGAAGTGCCCTAATAGAAGGATCATTATATCTCTGAAGTACTTCTACCTTTAATGCTTTACTTCTCATCTTAGAAACAGCATCAAACACCTCATAGGCAAAAGGATTTATTGGTAAATCAGGAACCTTCTGAGGTGTTACTGGTTTCTTAGCAACAGGTTTCTTGGTTGCTGTTGTTGACTTCTTTCTAGTCGTCGTTGTCTTCTTCTTGGTCGTTGTCATAATTGTTTTCAAAACGGAATGCTACAATTTCATCTGGAAGTATATTTCCATTACTATCAAACATCTCAGGATGTATTCTAGGTATTTCTTGGTAGTTCATCATGTATTCTCTGGCAACCCAACCACCAATGGCTCCCACTATAAGAAACAATAATGTTAGGAATGATCCAAATACTAAACTTGTTGCTAACATGTCTCTTTCTCCTATTTTAAGTGTGGTAATGTGTAATGGTTTGGTTTTCTTTTTACCTCCAGATAGAATAAATTCAAACCCACGATCTATATCGTAATCTGATTTATTTATACCGCCCTTAGACGATTTTGTTTTCTTTGAGATATTGGATTGTGTCAACACATCCCCCCAATTTCTTACCATCAACCACAACTTGTGGAAAGGTGGATCCTTCTCCGAACTCACCATAAAATGATTTTCGATCAAAGTGTTCGTCTAGATTATACACTACATGACTTACTTTTGTCAACTCCATGACATTTTTTACTTTCTCACAATATGGACACCCATCCTTTGAAAAAATAGCAAAGTTCATATGACTTTATACCCTAAAATATAATTTATAAGAGTAGCAATTATAACATTTATGATAGCAATTCGTTTATGTCTGTTTGAGAAAGAACATAAGTTCCTGTATGTTGAACAGCAATTGCTGCTGCTTTATTACCCAATACAATTGCCTTATCAATATCATGATACCTCAAATATCCAAATACTAAAGCAGAAAGAAAAGTATCTCCAGCACCAACAACATCAAAAACCTTTACCTTCTCTGCTGGATATAATGTATTATTATAAACACACCCCTTAGATCCATGTGTAATTATTAAATTATCAATCGGATAACTCTGATTTAAATTACCAGATTCCTTATCATTAATCTTTATATAACAATTACTTTTATTTGGCAATATAGATTTCTTACTATCAATAAAAACAGGACAACTACTACTCTCTACAATCTCAAATATCTTTTCTGTAGTAAGATATCCCTTATCATAATCCGATATAACAACAGCATCAAAGCTATCTGTCATAACTGGTATCATAAGAGGTTTTATTCTTTTCTCATCATCCACACGAAGAATCTGATAGTTAGATCCTTCATCTATAAATCTAGTTTTTGTTATCTTTTCCGTGTTAGTTAAAAAAGTAATATCTAAACTAAATGCTTGTAGATTTAAGCATACATTAGATGCCATACCAGACTTAGTTTCTACCCTACCAAGTTTCATGACAGGTACTGGTGCTTCAGGACTTATCCTATCACAATTGCCATAGATATATTCATCTTCACAACTATCACCTAGTAAAAGAACTTTCATCTATCTTTTTAATAATATTACTGGTAGCGTAACCACCTACTCTTGGAAGAAATCTAACACCTTTAGCATGTTCTATTCCTACAACGTCACCACCTTGCCAATCATCACCCAATAATAGTATATCAGGATTGTATAGTTGTATCAACCCCTCTAACTCTTGTCTACTACCAAAGGTATGAACAACATCAATATATTTGATCGCTTCTAGCATTGCTACACGGTGACACAGATCGTTTATAGGACGACTATCACCTTTATCATTCTTTATCTTTTCATCGGTGTCAGTGGCAACTATGACCCTATCACCTAACGCTCTAGCAGCTTTAAACAATTGAATATGTCCAGGATGTAGAATATCAAATGTCCCATTACACCAAACAATTTTACTCATTACCAGTTAATTTTTTAACAAAAGTAAAATATTTCCTATACGGACACATAGGAAATTCAGCAGTCAATTCTCTATATTTGTCATAAGAAACTTGATAATGTTCTATTTCCAATTCCCTTTCTGTTATAGGATATATTGTAAATAAAGGCAACCCATATGGCATTTCAATTTCATATGGTTCTGATTCTGTTGGTACTATAATATGACAATTTAAAGAATGTTGATACTTAAAATTAATATATCCTGGAGCAATATAAGCATTATGTTCTCTAAAAAATCCAGTTGAATAATGAGATTCCATAAAAAGGAAATTTACATCCTCACTACACCTACCCAACCAAGGAGTATTTAATTTAAAAGCACAAGCATTTCTAGGATACAATCCTTCAAATTGTGGTGGATAATGTTGAACAAAAGGTTCATCTTTTGATTGAAATCCTAATGGTAATTGTTCAACCTTTCCATCAGGCATTATTCTTAACTTCAAATGTTCCCATAAACGAAATTTAATACCTTCTGTCATTAAATTCCTAATACCTGGACAATTTTTTGCTGTTCCAAGTTCAAAAGATGATCTTGATGGAGCATCATCAAATATAACAGTATTCTTTAAATTTTTCCACCAAGATGCTTGATCAGCTTTTTTAGATGGTTTATCATTAATAAAATAACCATTATCACAAGTATATAAATCTAACTTAAGATTCTTTTTAAATGGATTTCTCATAATTCTATAACGTTTTGTTTAATTTCATTTAAGATTCTTTTTTTTAAAAAAGTAGAACTAAAGACTTTATACATTTCAGGAAAACTCTTAAAAGATTTAAATTTTTTAAGACTTATACAACTGGTAGAATGATTTATAAGACTTTCTGTTAAATAAAATCTTTTAAATTCTATAGGTTCTTCTGATATAAACTTTGCGTATACCAAAGGTTCCCTTTCATTACTCTTTAAAGAAGTTTCATTTGGTCTCATCTGTACTGCTACTTCAAATGGTCTAAACCATTGAGATATATCATATGAACCAGGAACATAATAAGAAGTTTTATATATTTCAGAATTATGCATAAAGGGAGACATTGTCTGAATAGTAACTGGTTTATCAGCAAAATATATCCAGTTAACACAATAATTAACAGTCAAACAATCTTTAACTGAGGGTTCCTTAGCTTGAGTTGTTACCGAAAGATCCATCATAGAACCTTTTGGTTTTTTTCTAGATTTAAATCTATTTTCTTGAGGAAAATACTCTAAATCTATGCTGTAAGGATTTCTAAGTAAATACAAATCCTTACAAAAATTCTTAAAAGCATGACAATTGAAAAAATTATCTCTTACATTTCTAGTTTCCTTATGTTCCGAAAGATCTTTATACACACTATCCATCGGATAATGTGCTAGATAATTTTCAGTATAAATGTTTGAATTTTGATACCAAGGAGACCAATAGACAGTTGTCACTAATCTTGTTCCTCCTCTTCACCTTCTTTATTTTCAATCTTCACAATCTTCTGTAACTCTGGTAAATAAAGATATTCTATATCACTATTTTTAAGAGTTTCTACAGCATCATCTATAGTCTCAACCAAAGGTTCACCACCAAGATTAAATGAAGTATTAAAAAGAATAGGAACCTCTGTTATTTTTTCAAAGGCACTAATCAAATTATAATAATGTTTATTTTGTTCTGGAGTAACAGTTTGTATTCTACATGTTCCATCAACATGAATTACTGACGGTATTTTTTCTTCAACACCATCTAAGGCATCTACAGCATACATCATACTTGGAGAATCATCCATTCCAGCAAGATCAAACCAATCATGAGCCTTCTCAGCAAGAATAGAACAAGCAAATGGTCTAAAGAACTCTCTATGCTTCACCTTATTAACAATATCTTTACCATCTTTAATAGTAGGATCAAATAATATAGAACGATTACCAAGTGCTCTTGGTCCTGCTTCAGATCTACCTTGGAATATGGTAACTATATTACCTTCACGAATAAGTTTAGCAACATCATCATAAGAAGTATCACTAACATCAAAATCTTTTATACTGTCTTCATATGTTTCGGGATCATACTTAGGACCATAATAAATTGTAGATTGATTTGTAGGTCTCTCCCCTCCAGTTACTTCATAATAACACTTCTTAGCACCACCCATTGATGTTCCACCATCATGAGATATTGGTTCTACATAAATGTTTAACTCAGGAAATCTTTTAACATACTTATAATTAGCAACACAATTTAATCCATATCCACCACATATAACAATATTTTTTTCTCCTGTTACCTCATGTGCCTTTTCAATTAACTTACAAATAGCCTCAGAAGTTGCCTCTTGAACAGCATATGCCATATCTTTTTGGAAATCAGTATATCCCTTACCATCCCACGTTTCCATATCTTTAATGATACAATCATAACGATCAGGAACAACTTCAGCAGCATTTGGATAGGTTGGAAGGAATAAATCTCTATTACCCCATCCATTTCTCATAATAGGAGGTATTTCATCATTTGGTTTTCCATAAGAGGAAAGACCCATAGTTTTACCAGCTTCAATAGCAGGAAATCCACAATATTGAGTTACTGCCTCATACATTTTAACAAGACCAGGAAATTCAGTTATTGTTAGATCTGCTGCTGGACTAACAAGTCCTATAGGTTCATTTGAACCTATATGCTTATATACTGTCTTAAAATCCATAGGATCTTCAACATGGAATATAGTCTCAAATTCAAACATTGGATTTTGAGTTCTCATCAATGCAGTTGAATTCTTAACCCAATCAATTGTCTTTGGAAATTTAAGGAAAGATCCAGCACCATCAGCGATAACACAAGCAGCAGTTTCAAATCCAGAATTAAAAAATCCAATTGAAGCATGAAGTTCATGATGAGTTAAACTGACACTATGAACTTCAAATGGATATTTAATATCTGCTCCTTCATATGTTGTTTTAGATTTCAATAATTTTCTAACTAATGCAGCATAATAATCCTCACGAGTCCAATCTGTTACTTGACCCTCCATAGCTTCATGAGTATGGCAAATTATAAGATGATCTATATGATCAACATACTCAAGTGCTTTTACTATACCAGCAAGTGGGGTTCCATCATATTTAAACCTAGAAAGTCTCTCTTCTTCTAAGTAAAAAATAATCTCACCATCAACCATTAAGGTTGTACTTGAATTATGTCCACGAGAAATTGATAATATGTTCATTTTTAAGCACCAATAGTTTTTTTAATGTTAGTCATAATAGAACTCGCAACTTCATCCAGTTCCTTTTTAGTAAAATACATACACTTATCATTAATTCTATTGATTAATTCACCATCCAAACCATCAATTCTTATTGGACTGTATTTTCTTTTAATATTTTTCTTCTCAACAATATTAAAATAATCTGGATAAGATACGTTTTTAGCAAAAGTTGATCCCATAATCACAGTTCCAGGTTTACCAAAACTATAAGCAATATGCTGTCCAACAGAATCTACTCCTAAAAAATAATCAGCAGCTTCTATGATAGCACACCAAGCTCTCATATTAGCATCACAATACATATTCTTATCATTCTCAAACTTATGTTCCGTCATAACAATACAATTATATTTTGATCTTATCTTCTCAGAAATATAAAAATAATCATTAGTAGTCAAAGATCTACCACTAGCATCCCAAGCATGTCCTGATTTCTCATGAATTTGAGAACTTCTACCAAACGGTTGAAATACTACTGTCTTTGGTTTTTTATGGAATTCTTTACATCTTGAGACAGCATCTAATCCAGTAATTTCTTCCTGTTGATTTAATACTATCTCAGGTTTTCCTAGATCAGAATGATCATCAGTCTCATTAATTATTTTATCAAATGCCTCTGACAATGATAATTTTTGATTGTAATATCCATGTTGCCTATAAGGTTCTACAGTTACAAGATCATTAGGTCTAACAATCCTTTCCCATATATCCTTATGACTAGGATCAAAAGCTACGTCTTGTAATTCTTCTACACCAATAAAAAGTTCTATGCCACTTTCTGAAACAATATAAAAATCATCTCCATGTATTTTTTTACGCTTTAAAAAAGCGGGTATAGAGCATAAAACTCTACCAGCACCGCCATTAATATAAAAGACCTTTTTCATCTACTTCCATAACGAAGATTGTGTAGTATATATTATACCACACAAATCATATTTTACAAGCCTAGGTCGGTTTTCATCTTATCCTTTAAAGCAAGAACCTTTGCTCTTAAATCTGTCCAATACTGAATATAATCAGAAATATCATTACCACTATCTACATCTCCTGGAGGAACTACAAAATCAGTTACAGTTACATCAGTACCATCAGCATTTTTATCCTGAAAAACTAATGGAGGATCAAAAGTAAGCACAGTTTGATCTACTTCAGTAGCAGCAGGAGTCAATGTATAGTTACTACTGGAAGATAATCCAGCAACCATAACATCAATATCAGCCAATTGCTTAACATAGTGATCATAGTTAGCAGTAGTTGATACAAGATCTTCTGGAGAATCTAAGTTCACTGGATCGTTAATAGTTGCATCAGATTTTCCTGCATTTTTTGCTAAGTCCATCTGTGCTTTATTATTCAAAAATTCAGCACGAGCAGAAGCTCCTCCTTCTCCTGGAATTGCTATAACTTCAATTTCAGGTAATGTACTCTCAGCTGTAACTTCTGCTGCTTCCCTAGAAATCCTTAAAGGTTCTTCAACACTATTGATTACAGCTTGAACTTCACTATAATCAGTTGAATCTAAAGCAATAGATTTATCGTTAAGCCAATAGTGACCTACTTGAGGTCCTGGTGAAGGTAGATCAACTCCAGTCCAAGTAAAGGCAGTCGTATCTTTATAAGCAACATCTGATGTAACATCTACGATTACATCAATGTCATACTTGTTTTTCTTTGTTCTAATAAAATACATTGTAATTAACCGTAAACTACTACTACAAGACCGTTACCACCACTTGTAAACTCTCTGTTTCCTCCACCACCAGGAGCAGCTGCTTTATCAAGAGTAGCACCTCTACCAAACTCTATATCATGTTGGTTCTTACCAGTATCATGATTTAAAAGGTTTGATAACGGTATATGATAACTATCAACCTTACCAGCTTCAGTATCATGAAGATATGATATATTATAACATGTTTTATAAACACAGTCTGGTCCATCAGAGTACGATGCTCCACTTCCACCTAAAGAAGTGTCACCATAAGGCATTGTCCAACACTGAGCACCTTGACTCTGACAAGATCCAAACACATAATTCCATCCAAATCCCATACAATGGTAACAATATTGAGGGTTAGCTCCATTACCACATGATGCTTCAGCACCACCATTACTATGTTGTCCAGGGAAATAACGATAACATCCGCAGTTATAAGTAAAGGTTCCGAATACGTAATCGTATCCTCCACCCATCCAACCACAAGCCACAGTTATCTCTTGTCCACCACCGCCACCGCCAGCTGCAACATTACCACCTTCTTCGGAAACTTTGTTGGTTGTATTATATGGAGTTACATCAGCAAGTATACCTTCTGATCTACCATCATGACCATTACTAGAACTATAACCAGATGAAGCACCAATTCCTTTTGGAACTACATGTGCCATTATTTCATCTGGTTGATCCCCAGTCCAACCATATGATTGTCCTTCTGGTGCATTTCTTGGAGCACCTGTGGTTCCTTGGCTATACGAACAAGTACCGTAGTTCTCTGTCCATGAATCATAATCACCTTCTTGAGTATCTTTTCCTCTATAGTAGAAAGTAACGTCTCTTCTTGGTGTGCCGCCACCGCCACCACCACCAGAGCCAGAGTTGGTGCATAAGTTACTAATAAAAGTACAAAGATAATAGCAAGTGCAGTTGGCACAACACCAATACTGCCACCAACAATGAGATCCGAATACCGTATGATATCCTCTCCAACACATACAACAAATACAAGGATTAACCCAACAAGAACTAGTGTTGACGGAACTACCGCCTCCGCCACCGCCACCGCCAGAGATGTCTACACTATAAGCATCTAAACTAGCATCATATAAAAATTCAGGAATAATTTTTCCTTTACCACCTGTACGATTTATTTCTCCACCAGTAGCAGTTCCACCATAATTAACATATCCATTAAAATTATTTTGATATCCACAAACAGGCAAGTAGAAACCACCTTCTATTTCATTATCACTTGAATTATCTCTTGCTGTACTATTATTAGTACATGACCAAGTATAGGTTGTGTCTGAAGCATTTTCTGCTGATACAGCAGTTAATCCTGTTCCGTCTACACCACTTGAAGTTAATCCACCTTGAGATCCAACATTAATTGTTAATTGCTTTCCTGAAATCTGATCATCTGACTTAGTATAAGTTCTTTCAGCATATCCTCCACCAGCACCAGTTAAATGCCCAGTAAAGCAAGCATTGTAATATCTTCTAGGAAAATTAACACCAGAACAACAATTATCACTATTAAAACAATAAGTTCCTGATCGATAATTACTACCAGCACCAACTACATAAACTTTTACGTTTGATGCATTACTTGGAACATCAAAAGTAGTTGTTCCTGCGGTATCAAATACCTTTGCTTTAGTAAATAATCCACCACCAGATCCTCCTCCAGTAGCACGACCAGCAGCAGTTCCTAAAAATCTTGCCATTTTCTAATAACTCTCCTTATGCTGATTGTTCTAAACCATATACACTTACGCTACAAGTGCCTTGTGCGTCATAAACTACAACATTATTTGTTGCGTCAAGTGCTATGCC